GCTACTCAAGATTATGCAGCCAGCATCCAGGGTGTGTCAATTCGTGTCACCCGTCTGGACGCCGCTGGCAATTTACTAAATGGTGCTGGTGACTCGTACACCACATCAGCCTTCATGCGTGTTTCATTTACACCTGAATACGAAGAAGGCGAAGAAATAACTGAAAAAGGTGCAAACGGTGTTATCTGTGTCTCTTACAAGGCACCAGACACACTGAAGCGTATCACTATGGAACTCGCTATCTGTGAGCCAGACCCTGAACTATCTCAACTTGTCTCTGGCGGTCTCTTGCTTCGCAAGACCGTTAACAACGAAATTAAGAGCGTTGGTTGGGCTGCTCCAGGTGTTGGAGATGACCCAGCAGGTAACGGTGTTGCACTTGAAGTGTGGTCTCACGCTGTTAAGGGCGGTAAGCGTGCTTCGGTACTACCTTACTTCCACTGGGTATTCCCATACGCTAAGTTGCGTCAGTCTGGTGACCGTGTAATTGAAAACGGTATGCTAGCAAACACCTTTGAAGGTTACGCCCTAGGAAACGTGAACTTTGGTGCTGGTCCTGACGGTCGCTGGGAGTTCCCAGTTGCTGCTGAGCGTCCATACTCTTACTCACGTTCTGCGTGGGCACCAGTTGGTCTCCAAGGCTTCTACACTTGGTCAGACTCTGAAACACCTGATGCTCTATTCTTTACTAAGTCTGGTATTCAGGGTGCTACTACTCAGACCATCACAAGCATTACTGGTGCTAACCTCTTAGGTACTGTAACTATGAGCGACCTAACTGCTACTGGAATTGCTAACGGCGACTTCATTACTGTTAGTGGTGCTGGAGACCTATTCAACACCCGTATTAACACTGATGGCGTATACACCTTCAATAGTGCTGGTGTTGTGGTTGCTAACGTTAATACGACAGCAAATACCTTCACCTATGCACTTACCGACAACGTTGGAACCACTACCCTCACCGCTAGCCTTGACAAGTTCAGCCGTGTCACGGTTGTTAACCAGACCACCGAGCCTGGTGATTACGATGCAGTTGACTCTGCTGCACTTGAGGCTAAGTACGCTGGTGCAACTGCAACTAGCCCTAGTGCCTACAACGTTCCAGGTAACATTCAATACAACCCAGACAATAACGTCGACTTCGTCATTCGTTCGAACGAGAGTTAATAACTGGATTAAGAAAGGCGGCGTGTTTTGGTTCACCAATGTTCCGAAACACGTCGCCTTACTTCTTACTTAAGGAAAATTAAATGACAGTATTATGGGTTCAGCCATCTGATTTAGGTGACTATGAAAATACCGAATACGCTCAGGAAGCATGCGAAACTGCATCATTCCTTCTCTGGGCTATGTCTGGCAGAAAGTTTTCTGGCGTAACTACTGTTACGGAACGCTACACTTGCGTTCTTCGTCGTGGTCGTATAGGTAACTCGACCAGAACCACTGATGCTATTTTGTTCAATGGTAGCGTCTACGACATCCCTAAAGATGACTTTGATTTCGACGAATACTCGTCTCTCACAGTTGACGGTATTTCTCCTGAATCTAGAATTAAATTACGTGGTGGTCCTGTCACGGAAATCCACTCTATTCGTAACCGACTTGGTGAAGTTCTAGACCCATCTTTTTATTATTTGGTAGACCACTCTACTGTTCAAATTTCAGTTGGTGCTCCTTGGACTCCGTGTAATACCGAAATTACTTATTCTTATGGTTCAGAGCCACCTACTGCTGGAAAAATGGCAGCAAGAACTTTAGCAATTGAATTTGCTAAATTGTGGAACGATGAAGACTGTGCCTTACCGCAACGTATTACTTCGGTATCTCGTCAAGGTGTTTCTTACACAATTCTTGACAGCCAAGACTTTATTGATGACATGCGTACTGGTCTGTATGCTGTAGACCTTTTCCTCAAAACTGTTAACCCAGACAAGGCTCGTGCTAAGGCTAAAGTGTTCTCGGTAGACGCTCCTAGAGCCAGACGCTACACTCCAAAGCCTTCTGTCTACACAGCCAACGCAACTAGCGATATTACGGTTAACGCAAGTTCCACTGCTACTGGCTCTGTGACTTTAGGTTTGGCAAACATAAATGCCACTTTTTTGACGAGCCAAGTGGGTTGGACTCCAAGCGTAACAATTAAGAGTTATTCAGGCTTGTATTCAAAAGACCTAGGTTCGTCTTCGGCTACAGTAAACACTAATGCTTCTACCATAACTCTCTCGATTGGCTACAACGATGCAAATAGCACGCTTGGAAGAGTTGACCCTGGTTCTTGGAACTTGTATGCAACGCACACAAACAGCAGTGTTGTGCTAATTACTAGCGGAAACTTAAAAATCAACACGGCTGTATAGTTCTACAATAGATACATAACCCCTAATAGGAGAAAGTTAAAGATGGTACACATTCAAACAAATTTCACTGCTGCGTCAATGAACACTGGAAAAAAGGTTGTTGCCCCTGTAAAGAAGGTTGCTACTAAGGCTACTAAAAAGGAAACTCCAGTTGTAGTTGAAGAAGTAGTAGTTACAGAGACCCCTGTCGTTGAAGAAGTAGTGGCTGTAGAGCCTGAAACTGTAGCAGAGGCTGAGTAAATATGGCACAGCCTCTGGTAACGTCAGAGTTTACTGAAGAGGCTCTCCGTTTAAAGACAATGATGGACGGAATACTCGAAAGAGTTGAATCCGTTTTTCAGTCTTACAACGTTCCGCTCCCTAACCGCCGTTACTGGAACATCGGACAGCCACCAGTAGATTGCGACCAAGTAGTGGTGTCTTTTTTAGGCATGTACTTAGGTTCACCTGGTGATGAAATATCCCAACCTCAGCGTTGTAACGTGCCAAGAAGTGCAACAATTGCTATTAGCATTTCTCGTGAAATACCTGTAGTTGGTCAAAACGGTAGACCACCTGCTGGTGCAAAAATTCAAGAAAGTAGCGAAGTCTCTGTAGTAGACGCTTGGGTTCTTATGGAATCTATTCGTGAATTTGATATGTGGGACGACACTGGTTACGGACTTGGTGTAATTGCAACACTTGAAATTGGAGAACCAGAGGGTGGATTTGTTACCACTGTTCTCACTCTAGTAATGGCAGTTCCTTAAAATGCCATACGGTTTACCCGATAGTTGGGTTACTTGGGGTAGCCGTAGGGCTGGCAGAAAAATATTTAAACCGCCCCGTGGCGGTAGAAAATTGCCTCCAATTAAAATTGGCGGTAGCGGTCCTACCCGCACAAAGACTGTCTATAAGTACAAATTTAGTCACATGTCTTGGAATAGATATGCTCTAAATTACTACAAAGAATTTCACACAAAAAGCGGTTACCTTTGGAAATATTTAGACAGACAGGGTGTAATCGCTGTTCAGGCTGCAAAAAGACGTATAGGTAAAATTCCTCAAAAACCTTGGCGTACTGGACGTCTGGCTAAGTCTATTCACAAGAAACATCTTGGATACACTAACAAAACTGGTCAGTATGTAGCCATAGGTTCTTGGACTGTGCCTTATGCCTTAATGGTTCACAGGGGGACTAGACCGCACAAAATCTTACCTAGAAACGGAAATCAACTTGTTTTTATGGCTAAGGGTGCTAGGGGTATGCGTCTAGTTAGGACACCTGAAGTCAACCACCCAGGTGCTAGAAGAAATAGGTATCTGTACGACCAACTTAAGTTCTTTAGAGGTGCTGGAAAGACTCCTATGTACATCCCTAACTACATAGAACGTGCCAAGCACAGAATCAAATAAATCAGGGTTTTCTGCCCGTAGTAAAATTTATGTATAGGCACAACCCCGTGTCTAATAACTCACGACAACATGAGAAAGAACTAAAAACAAATGACCGCTAGATTCAAGGATTTTGGTAAAGGAAACCAGAAGAACGTTTCAGACCAGCCCCTAACCTTCAGACTATATGAAGAAGAGTTCCACTGCCACCCTCGTATGCAGGGAAAAACCCTACTTGAGTTTGTCGAAATGGCTAACTCAGAAAATGCATCCGAGACCGCAAAAGTCACAAGAGTTTTCTTTAAGAAGGTTTTAAAGCCAGAGAGTTACGAAAAATTTGACGCTCTACTTGATGACCCAGAAAAGATTGTTTCAGTCGAGACCTTGGCTGAGATTACTGGATGGTTGCTAGAGCAATATGGTGACCGCCCGGAAGAGCAACCAGAAGTCTAATAACTTGGGCGTTAGACCTCTGGTATTACGTAAACGGTAAAGCCTTAATGAGCCAAGTTAGGTTGGAGGAATTAGATGCAGCGGATATGTTAGACGTAATCCACTACATCTATGAAGAAGATATGAACTACCTCTCCCAAGAACAGGCTCAAATGGTTGAAAACCGAAGAGTTGCTATATGGAACACCCTTTACGGTTACCCATATAGATATACCGTGTTCAAGAAGAGTAACGAATTTGGTGATGGAGATATAGAAGACTTCACCCCCTTCGACCCTACTCAAAAAGGCAACGTAAAACCATACATCCCGCCTACAGAATTTAGTGGAGATGACAATGACCCATTTGGCGGATTGTTAGATTCACCTATTGGTGGTTAAGAAATAGAAAGTTTGAGTGAGGAGGTGAGGTTATGGCAGTAGTCGGTGAAGCGTATATTTTGGTACGTGCAATTACTACCGAAATTAAAAACGATATTGCTAAAGGTTTTGAAGGCGTAAGAGGTCAGTCTACAAAAGAAGGTAACGCTGCTGGTCAAGCATTTGGTCAAGGCTTTGGAAATAAAATGCGAGACGAGGCTACTCAGGCTGCTCGTGGTTTTCACCAACTTATGCGTAGGGGTTATGCAATTCAGGCTGGTATTGGAACTTTAGTTGGTTCTATATCTGCTCTGATTGGAGGACTGGGTGCACTTAGCGGTGCGTTAATTGGTGCCGCTGCTTCTGGTATTGCTCTTGTTGGAGTAATGGCTCAAATAAAAGTCGCTAGCGTTGTAGGAAAAATGGCGTTTAAAGGCGTCATGGAAGCGGTTCAAAAAACTGGCAATGAAGGAGTTAAGAGTCTTCGTGAACTGCGTGAAGAAATGCAACAACTTGCATTTGACGCTGAAGAGGCTGCTCTTAGCGAAGAAAACGCTGCTCTTAAGTTAGAAAGTGCTCGTGAAACTCTTGCTCGTGTCCAAGACCTCCCACCAAACAACAGAGCCAGACGTGAAGCAGAACTAGCATACAAGCAAGCAGAACTTGCTTACAGACGTGCTAGAGACAAGAACAATGATTTACAAGAAGAACTAGCAAACCCTAAAAAGAAAAGTGCTGGAGGTTCTGCTCAAGACCCTACTGCAAACTTAACTAAAACTCAAAAGGCTTTT